TTTTTGTTTTTGTTTTTTGTGTTTTTTGTTTTTGTTTTTTGTGTTTTTTGTTTTTGTTTTTTGTGTTTTTTGTTTTGTGTTTTGTGTTTAGGACCTTGTCAGCTCAGGTTCATCAAACTCTTCAATTCTGTCTTCATTTTCCACATACATTCCGATAGGCTCTTGAGTGTTCTTGTCATACACCATTCCTTCATCATCTATCAGATACTCAACGCCACCAATCGTCTTTGCCTCCACACGAACTTCCTCTTCTTCTGCTTCCTCGGCAGTTAATTCGTCTTCAGACTGTACAGTAGCAATAACTGTCTCTGCTTCCTTAGCAGCCTTCTTCTCATCTGCCTTCTTCTGCTTCTCTGCTTCTTTGGCAGCCTTCTTCTCATCTGCCTTCTTCTGCTTCTCTGCTTCTTTGGCAGCCTTCTTCTCATCTGCCTTCTTCTGCTTCTCAGCTTCCTTAGCAGCCTTCGCTGCTTCCTTCTCTTCCTCAGAGAGTTTGCCCTTCTTTGCCTTCTTCTGCTTCTCAGCTTCCTTGGCAGCCTTCTTCTCATCTGCCTTCTTCTGCTTCTCAGCTTCTTTGGCAGCCTTCTTCTCATCTGCCTTCTTCTGCTTCTCAGCTTCCTTGGCAGCCTTCTTCTCTTCCGCAGAGAGCTTGCTCTTCTTTGCCTTCTTCACAGACTTATTCTCTTCCATTTTTGTTTCAGAATCAGAACCTGATTCAGATTCGAATTCGGATTCGGAGACAGATACACTCTCGGATTCGGATTCGGATTCGGATTCGGAGACATCTGACTGTTCCTCAGAGGCTTGCTTTGCTTGTGCCACCAATGTAACTATCAGGTCATCACCATCTGAGGTTACATCCACCAGTTTCTTACTTGTCTTTTTGGGACGACCTCTTTGCTTCTTTGCTGGTTCACCCTCATCATCTGTGTCCGAAACAATAGGATTTGCTTTTTTTGGTCTTCCGCGATTTTGTTTCTTCATTTCGAATATTTCAGATGGCAGTTCATCGTTTTCACCTAGTTCATGAATACGCTTTGTCTCACGTTTCACTTCATCCACATTCAGACCCATTTTTCTCATTATGTTTCCGAAATGAGTAGGACAACGATTCTTAGGATCACGCCAATTTTCCATATTTTCCACACGTTCCGATGCCAAACCATTATTCGGTTTTCCGTGTTCATTTGTATCAGCTTGTTTCTTACACGTCTTACACAGTTCACCACTTGACAATGGTTTATTTGTGCATTGAGAGTAAATTCCATGATTCAATTTCAGTCCATCACACCATCCTTCCACCTTTCCAATGAAAGGCACCAGCGTCGATGGCTTTTCCATCACTTTTTTGTTTTTCTTTTTTGTTACCACACTCAACGCCTCTTCCACTTTCAAATTGTAGTGTTTGCACAACAACAACACCACACGCTCCACATTCTTTGACAACGACATTTTTACTACTCTTTATTCTATTCAGAACATACCTTTCTTTCTTTCTCTCAAAAACTTTTCAATTTTCTTTCTTTTCAGCCTTTCTTGTCTTCTTTTTCTTCCTTTTTCTCAGGCTTATATTACTTCCCATTCCTGCTTCTTAAGTATAAACCCTTTTTTAACACGTTTTTTCTCAATCCGCCCAATCTCCAAACTCTTTCTATGAACTAATATCTTTATTTGAGTTTTACATCCTTCAAACATTCCATATCCTTTTTTTGAGTCAAACCAAATACATGTCATTTCTTCATCCCCTTCAGGTATTTCATATACATCATCAAAAGTCTTAACCATTGGTATATATGTGGTTGAGTTAAAATGAAAACTAAACACAACGAAAAACGCAGAACGCTTAGAAGGAAAAACAGAAAATTGAAAAGCTTTTTACTTCTTTTTCTTACATTACTTTTCAAACAAAAGCAAAAATTCAACAATGGCAATCCCAATCTACAGCTGTGACTTCATCACGGATGATCAACTATCTTTTCAGGTGGCTCTCTCAACAGTAATATTACTTATCCTAGCATTCTTCATGCTACCAAACCATTCTCAAGAATCTAATAAAGAACAACAACGCTCAAAACCTAATAAAACACCCGTTAAACGTCATAACCTTGACAAGACTATACCCGAAGCTCCAATGAAGAAAAGGAAGATAACCCCAATTTCACCTAAAATCGCCCCTGTTCAGTTATTCACTGAACCAAAAGCCCAAAATGAAACTCTCGTTGTTAAAGGTACCACAAAACCAATAATTATCAAAGACCTCCGGACTATTCCTTCAAATAACCAAGGTTCGTTTAGCGTGGTAAACTACCTTCTTACGTTATCTTCTATCTCTTCTATCGAACAAGCTCTATCTATACTCTCTATAGAATCTGGTCTCTATGACTTCACTGCGCCTGTCTCACAAGTCCGCCCACTTGTTCTCAGCTATAAATGTATAACCGAACATGTCCAATCTCTTATCAATATCAAAGCTGCTTTGACTTACCTAAACAAGGAAAAATATGCTATGCCTCATAGCGGCAATGGCTATATGACAACATTTAAAGATGGCAAAAACTATCTTATTACAGATAAAGTATTCAATGCTATCTGTCAAATTAAACAAGTCAATTATAACCTATCAAAAGCTCTTAAAAGAATTTACCAAAATAATAAAAGGGTTTGGTCAGAAATCCCTAAAAGTTTTGAGGATTCTTGTGCTCTAGCCAGAGAGGCCCATATTCTCTCTATCCATAACACACGTCTTCACACAAAAAATTCAAATATGACCAGCTGGGCAGAGTGGTAATTACTAAACAAAACAACAAACAACAAACAACAAAACAAAAATACAACAAAACAAACATTTTTATTCGTTTCATAGAGTATAATGTGTTATTCATATGACTCTAGTGTATCGGCACTAATAGTAGGATGGATAGGTTGTCTAATGTTAATGTTGTCAAACAAAAGAATAAACTTTAGAGTCGGACTGTTTTTCTTTTATGTCATCGGTATGCAGCTTATTGAAGCATTAATGTGGTCTGACCAAAAGTGTAAAGGTCTTAACCAAATTGCTTCAAAAATAGGCTTTGTCCAGAATATAGGACAACCTATCATAGCATATCTGGCTTTGCTACCATTCATACCTAAACAAAGTTTGATGATTATTACAACAGGACTACTTATCTATCTAGCATCATTAATAGCATTCATTTGGAAGAATAAGACACAGATGTCTCTTGATAGCTTCTGGTGTACGAAGTCAAATGGAAGTGGTTTAGAGTGGAACTGGTCTAGAAAGCAAGACTTATGGATATGGGTCATTTTTGTAGGTATACTTTTTCTAACTATGATATCCTCAAAACTAAGTGTATATACTACACTTGCCACAATGGGCACACTTGTTGTAAGCTATGCCAGGTACGGTTCATCAAAAGCTGTTGGTAGCTGGTGGTGTTTTTACGCAGTCATCTTACCATATGTCCAGCTAATATCACAGTAATTTAACCAAGTAATAGTTAATTTATAATATTACTTAGTTCTTAGTTCTTAGTTCTTAATCCACAGCAAAAACTAAGGCTACATGGACAGCAAGGATATTTTGGAGAACTCTCTTTTTTAATATCGACTCCAAATTGCTCCATAGCAATATATGGCTGTTCCTCATAAATAGGTGATAAGTGATAATTACACCGTAATGGAGGTAACTCACCATAAATTGAATCTTTCATTCTATAATAGAAAGTAATATTTCTTCAAGTAATATTATTTGAGAAAAATGTATAGTATTTTATTTCTAAGAAACTTACGTTATCATGACCTCAGGAGCAAGCATTTTATCATCCAGAAAATTTAGTTGTCTTCCTTCATAGTAACTAAACTGAGTAGGCTGTATAGTTGTCCATTGGGAATCAGGCTTAATAAATCCAAGCTTATCATACAAATAGGCTACAAGTGCTGAACACCAAAATGTCTGTAGACGTTGTTCATTGCCTTCTGTAATATGGAAAGCCGACTTCAACCAATCTTGAGGTAATAAATCATACGGCTTTGCATAGACTCCATTAACGAGATGATTTAAATGCTTGTTTTCACTTTCTGTTAAAGCTCTTGATAACTTACGATAATATGTAGTCACAGTTTTAGACGTAGCTATATATGAGTCAAACACTTCATTTAGACTTACTAACTGGACGCCATATATATTTTCTTTTTTGACTACATCCGGAAAGGATTCATAACCAGATTCTAATAAACAGATTCCTACGTTTGAGCAATCAAGACAAGGTAAATCTCTATATATCATTCCAACATGACTAAATTTGCTATTTGTAAACTTCTCAATAATGAAATCATACCAATGGCTTCTTGTATTAAACAAAAGTAAATCACCAGTTTTACACGTTTTTAAGATATCACTTTTGGACATACTCATCTTTATTTAATACAAGAAACGAAATTATATTTATATTCTCATTACGTTTTTACCAAACCGAATTAAAGCATAAGCAAGTCCGCTTAGATACTTACGTGAAAAGAGTAATATAAAGCGTTCAAGTCCAATAATCAGCGAAATGATAATAGTGCCTAATATAACACTCGCATATTTTGAAGGTAGTTTTTCATAGCCAGATTCAAGAAATCTGCTAATATATTGACTAGGCAAAAGATACGTAGTTAATATCATAACAAAGGATATAGACCAACCCTTTGATACACTCTTTGATAATTTTGTCTCTCTAGAAACTAAATAGGTCAAACCGCATAATGCTAAGAAATTACAAAATGTCTGATAATAAAATTGGGATTGTGTATATGGAGTAGGAACATACAAGTCTCTCCATATTAAACCTGGACCTCCTACAAAGCTAAGAACAGTTGCGATCATATCGACATTAGGCATATAGGCTTCTAATAGTGTAGAATAACCACCACGCAATAATAGCAAAGGAATAGCAATAATGAAAAAAATGAAGTATGTAGCAAAACCAAGGATTGATTTAAAAGAACGTGTATCGAATTCCTTAATAACTGGTTCATAATCAAACACATCACGTTTTTCTACTAAAGGGTTAGCTTCAATTGTCTCGTCAATCATATATAAATAGTCAATAATTATATTTAATTATCGTCTTGCGTGGCAACCTCATGTAAAGTATCCTCTACATATGACTCATTCACGTGTATATTTATTTTCTTCATTTTTTCTACTTTAAAAAGACGTCTAATAATCTTTTTGCCCTCTTTAGTGTAACCATCTGACAAACGGATTGGAACCATCCTAAACATATGGACTTTGAGAATTTGACGAACTGCGTTAAGTAAAGGCCACCTCTGTGTTAGCTCCGCAGTAGACTGTAAAGATGTCAAACGTGATGAGCTCAAAAATTGCTTTAAACTAGCAATATCATTTTTACATTCTTCATATTTCTTATCACAAATAAGTAAATCACGAGGGATAACTTGTCCTTCTAAAGAATCTAAATCCTGAATAACAACTAACCCAGCATGTTTCAAAAATCCAAGAATAGCATCTTGTTGAGATTTTTCTTCGCTCATTTGATTAATACAGTTAGATATTTACGATACGTAAAACGCGTAAATGGTTTTAAGAAAATTGAATTATTGTGACTTTGTAACTATTAGATATAATCTCTGTTGTGTTACTCTAAAAACAAAACAATGGCTAGGAAGGAAGCAGATGGAACAAAGCATAAAAAGAGTGACAAAGCTCGCGAACGATATGAAAAGAATGGTAAGTTTTCAACAAAACATATTAGAATAATAGATTCTATAAGGTCGAGAGTTAATACTAAACAAGTTACTGGAAAAAAATGAAATAAATATAAAAATGAAAAATAATATTGTATTTTTATTCCTTATTGATACAATTCAAGGTTATAAGAATCTGTAGTGTCTGTCAATCTGCTTTTACTCCATTTACCAATAATGCTTGGATTAACCTTATTTGCTACAATGTCTTCAGGAGAATAAACATTATTCTGCTTATCTACAAAATAGTTAATACCATTAAAGTCTTGCATCCAAATCTCTACCTTGTCAATAGTTTGTCTTGTTTGACCTTGTTCATCGCTAACTATTCCATGTGGTGCACCTTTTTTATGCGTGCCACAAAACTGAATATCTAGTTTACGTCTAGTACATTGTTCTCCATTTGCTCTCTTTGCACAACATCTTTCAGACTTAGGCACTTGGTTTTTAACACGTCTTCTCCGCTGGAAATCCTCCTTCTCTAACTGTAATCCTTCAAAATCAAATACCATTTGAAGAATATCAAGTGTATTGTCTTCACCGCTATCAGTTAAAATACGCATATTCTTTTCACGTAATTTATCTTGGATAGACAACTTAAATGAACGCAAATGTGCGTCAATCTTGTTCTGAATTCTGGTTTCCATGGTCTTCACTTGAGGACTAATACTATATAGACTATTGAGATACTCCTATTCAATTTTCTAAAATAATAATTTTTGATTTAAAGAACCAAGTTATTGATTAATAACAACAAATGATGTATTAAATAAAAACATTATTTTTCAATAGACTCGTCTTTATTTAATACATCGTGTATAGTGTTTGACAACGATGACTTAAGACGTCTTTTTTCACTCCGAGCTTTATTATTATCTCGCCATAATTTTTGTTGTTCAGTCAAATTCTCAATAGGCGCTATTAAGCTTTCAATAACACATTGTGATACTTCAATGGGAACAAAAGTTTTTGTTTCAAAAACTTCTAGACTAATAGATTCATCTTTTTTGTCACTTGCTACTGAACTAGAATCACTTTGATGAGCCATTTCATCAATAATCTCATCTAATTCTTGTTTTATAATTGGGGATTTGTCAAGCTCAGACATAGAATTTCTCAAATCATCAACATCACTTTGATTGCTAGTAGTTCTAGCTAAAACCATAACATCTTGCTTTTCATTTCGTGAATTACTTGAGTTATGATTATTGGATTCATCCAAAATAATATCTTTCTGTATCTGAGAATACATTAAACGAAGCTTCATACTAAACCGTGAAAGATATTTAAGGTGAAACTTATGAAAGACTTGAAGATACTCTATAAACATCATAGTTTTATGTTCCATTTGTTGGTTCATATATTTTTCAGTCGTAACAAAGTTATCAATATTAATACCATGGTGAGCCTTTCCTTGGTCTAACTTCCACTCACGCTCCTTACTGCTAGTGTATGAAAGTAATTCAACAATTACGTGCGTCAAGTCATGATGGAGCTCTACAACTTCCTCAAAATCATATTCTTTGTATGTTTCCAGATCTTTATATATTGTATAAACCCTTCTTGGAGTACAATTAGTTCGTACTTTAGAATCCAATACATTTTGACTAACATAAGCCCAAACGACCTTATGCATTTTATAATAATCTCTGTAAATTTGATTTCCAATCATAGCAAACATTCGCTTCATTCCATTATGCTCCTCTTCCAAATAACGTCTTTGAAAATGTAGTGAATCAATGCCAAAAGACGATTCTTTTGCCTTCCCTTTTTGAACGAAACCAACATATAATGTTTGAAGGCTTCCAATATTA